ATATTCAACAAACTATGGATTACACACGCGAGATCAAAACTGGATTGCGTGATGATATTTTGAGCATCGAGCGCCAAGCCGATAGAGTTGAGGACATGGTACGCAAATCTGAGGACAATGTTAGGGAGATGATTGATAAGGCTGAGGAGCGCTTTGAAAATCAGAGAGAACGTGTTAGAATTTCACAAAGTGGCGAAATGAAAGAACTGGAAGATAAATTAACGAAGAAACTGCAAAGGGCGCTGGATAATCCTCTGGCGGATTAATATGGATGAATTTAAAAAATTTGACGTTGATGGCAATGGATCAATCGATCAGGCTGAATGGGATCGCATGGCGCTGGAAGATAGGCGCTTACGAATGCAAGATGAGGATATGCAAAGGGATGCGATCCGGTCAATGACATGGTTCGCGCTGTTTGGAATGTTACTTTATCCATTTGCTGTTATAGGCGCAGAAATTTTTGGATTAACTGAAGCCGCAAAAATATTAGGATCGATGGCAAGTATATACTTTGTAAGTGTAGCGGCCTTAGTGTCCGTGTTCTTTTCGGCAAACGCATTAGCGAAAGGAAAAGATAAATGATAGCTGGACTAGGATTGTTAGGTAAAGTTGCAGATCTTGCTGGAACTATGATCGAGGGCAAGACTGCTGTGAAGCAGGCTGAAGCTCAAACAAAAATGAAAATAGCTACTGGCGAGATCGATTGGGATATTGCCGCCATGAAAGCTACAGATAATAGCTTGAAAGATGAGTGGATAACCCTGCTATTCTCGATACCATTAATTTTAGCATTTTGTGGTGATTGGGGTAATGAAATTGTGCAAGATGGTTTTGCCGCATTATCTAATATGCCTGATTGGTATCAATACAGCCTTGGTGGCATTGTGAGTGCATCAATTGGGATGCGTGGTGTGAGTAAATACTTTGGGGGTAAAAAATAATGTCAAAAACAACAAAATCGGCAAAAGGCTTGTGGGCGAATATTCACAGCAAGCGAAAAAGGATCGCGGCTGGTAGTGGTGAGACAATGCGTAAAAAAAATACTAAAGGTGCGCCGACAAATGAGGCGATTAAAAAATCACAAAGAAAAAAGAAAAAGGCATAGCTATGACAGAAGCAATGAAAAAACTTCAAGATAGAATTGGAGTTGGGGCAGATGGACATTTTGGGAAAAACACGGCTAAGGCGATTGCCCAACACTTCGAGCTATCAAATGAACGAGCCGCCCACCTAATGGGTCAGGCAAGCCATGAAAGCGGTCACTGGCGGCATACAAGAGAAAATCTGAACTACAGCGCGGATAGTATGATGCGCGTCTGGCCTAGCCGTTTTCCTGATCTGGCGTCCTGTGAGGGATATTCTCGAAACCCATCAGCACTAGCCAACAAGGTTTATGGTGGGCGCATGGGTAATAATACTGAAAATGATGGCTCAACTTACATTGGGCGTGGATTTTTAATGATCACCGGTAAAAATAATTACAGGGCATTTAGCTCCGACATGGGCTTGCCTGATATTATGACAGACCCAGATCTGTTGGCTACAGATTATGCTTTTGACACGGCAATGTGGTTCTTCAATACAAACAAGTTATTCGACATCGCAGACGATGGTGTGAACGACGAAACAATTTTAAAGATATGTCGCCGGGTAAATGGTGGCACTCACGGCCTTACGGACAGAACAACTGAGACAAACAAGATTTATGAGTGGCTCAACGCATAGTAACAATATTGGTAGAGCTGGGGAATTTCTGGCTCTATCAAGATTAGCCTTTGCTGGCATTTCTTGCATTTTAGTACAGCATGAAGTTGACGATGCGTATTTAAAAACGCCAAGCGGCGAACTGCTGACTTTACAAGTTAAGACTGCCAGCAAGAAAACTGGGAATAAGACCCAGTATCGGTGGGGAACAAGCCCAGTGGGAAACAATAAAAAATCCGATATATATGCATTGGTGGCGTATGATATACGAAAGATCTATTGGGCTAGGGGAGATGATCCAATTATCAAAAAAACATCAACTCGCTTGTACCCAGAACAGTTTGTAAATGAAGACGAATTATTAAAGCAAGTAATAAACAGCTTCATAGATTAAATAAACTGCTTGAAGATTTATGTAAATTTACATAATAAAACGTGTGGGTAAAGTCGGGCATGGCTTTCCCACACGATACATTATTTTTTCTTAAAGTAAACGTAACGCAATGACCTTGCCCCTGCGTTACCAATAATTGGTGTGGTTCGCTCGTAAGCGCGGTCAACTAAATTTTGCCTATACAAGACATTTAATGACCAAGCCAGATCTGAAACACCAAGGCCAGTGCCAATCGCAACCATTGTTGTCGTTGCGCGTTTGCCCCTGTCTATATACTTTAGTATAGTTTCAGTTTTCTTTTTTGATATTGGCTTAATTTTCCTGAGATCATTATCACTAATAAAACTTTTATGTGATGATTTGTTAACAGTGATTTGGCGTGGCCTCTCAAAAGTTTTGTTAATCTTATTTCTCAGGCCACGTTTGATTTGGTTTTTCTCAAAATTGTAAAGCAAGTGAGAATACATAATTTCAAATTTATGCGTAGGCTCATCCATCATTGCTTGGGCGACTTGTTCTTTCGTCGCATAAGCGAAAGTTGGTGTTCGAGGTTGTTCAGTATCGCCAGTTGCTCCTGCATCATCCAGATGTAAAAGCTCTTGGTTCTCTTTTCTGTTCCCTTCAGATCTTCCTGCACGTTCTCGTTCAACTTTATTGATCTCGTCACAGCCTTGTAACAATCTTTTGCATTCATGATTTATCTCCTTATTCATCATCATGTCCTTTAAATTTTCCATTGGCATCCAAATCTGGAACACGGGTTCTAGCTTTTGGCATTTCTGGTAGTATCAAGCCAGTGCCAGCGCAATTTGTGCAATCAGCTTTTTCATACAGGTAAGTTTCATGAAAGATATTATAATCTTTCTCGAATAGCGTTTCGCCTGCTCCATTACATTCTGGGCATGGATAATATTTACTTGCCATTGGATAATCCTTTCGGCCTAAGTTTTGGTACAATAAATGATGAGCTGACGTGGCTAGTTTCAATGCACTGAGCCATACTGTCCATTTTCTCATATGGTTTGTAGACTGCTGGCAATGCGTCGCCACACTCACGCGCACTGCGATACAGCGTGGTGTCCTGTAGCTCCACGCCGCCAATGACATATGTGAGAACGAGCGTTGTATAAAATGTCATGTTATAATATCCATTCTTTATGTGAAATTGGAACGTGGTTTAAACTTGCTTTATTTCTCGCATTAGAAGATGTTGGTATGTCTTCTAAATCATATCTAAGTTTTTTTTCATTAAAATATAACTTATCATTTATAGAAACAACATTTCCTGATTTTACCCAACGTACTAATTCATTCCAATGATCTTTAGTTGCATATGACCACCCAATGTAACGAAATGTTTTTTTAGCTTTTATATTGTATTCATAATATGAAGCTCTCGTAGTCCAATAATGCATTATTGATCCTTCCATATATGCGCTAGAGTGTCAGAGACATGCTCAATGAATGATGACATTACTTTATCTTTAATTTGGTCTAGTGGTGTGCCAAGCTCCAAGCCAAACTTACGCAAATGGTTTTGTACTTCATACAATGCCGTCCTGCCAAGATTTGGGATGCGTAATAATTCTGCTGGAGTGTAACTTAATAAATCGTAATTATAAATTTTCATATGATCTAATTCATTTCTTATTAGATTATAGGTACGCACCGATAGGGAAGGTCTATCAATTTCAGCAAATAATGCCCTATGCAAAGATGGATCAATCCTTTCAAAGCTATTATATAAATTACTTCTCAACTGATTTTTATCTGATTTTTTAATTTCATCATGAAGAATAAAAAACTGTTTCATGTATTCAATTTCACTTGCATAACCCCTTGGCATTGGCTCAATTTGGTCGCTAAATCTGTGAGCATAGCCTATCTCAGTGCAAATATATTTACAGCCACCATCCAATTTATCTATATAATTAGGTATAACTTCACCTATTATTTCGTCGGCTGGCTTCAACGATGTGATGCCAGCCTCTAATAAAAGTTTTCGTGGAAGGTACACTTGGTCGTGTTCCTTATGAGTGAAAGCAAAGCCAAAGCCATGCTCGTGAATTGATTTAATAATTAATCTTTGCATTTTATTCTCTTTCTTCAGCTAATGTTTGTGTTCTAAAAAATCCCTCGTATTGAGGATGTTTAATCATAAATAAACGTGCATAATATGGCGTATAGTTATTACTCATTTTAAACTCTTTGCCATTTGTTTCAATATCGGTATGCCACCTAATGCGCTCAAAGATTGCTTTACTACTATACTGGTCACGGCCTCGCTCGATCACCTCAAATGTAAAATGTTCGAACAACAAAAAAATCATAGGGTTATCGTTATGAAAAATCCACCACTTGCGCTTGATGTCCTCTGACATCACTTCACCCCCTCTTCCAGATGCTCTTGTATTCTGAGCAATATTATATTCATGGCAGTTGAAAGCTCTGACAGTGGGGCTTCCTCAGCCACGCGATTGATATTATGCCAAGCACTTTCCCTATGGGTGACAATGCTCTTAACTGCTGGCTGAGGGTTTTCCTCAAGCGGAGCGCTGTATCCCTGATAAGCATAATCATTGACTTTATACTTATTTAAGAAAACCAGCAAATCGGCTTTATTAGTAGGCACATCATACTCAACATATGCGCCCAGTTTTTTTGCATCAGCTTGTGTTCCAGCCCACTGGCCTTTTGGTGTAGTATATAATCGCATTTTATTCTCCTAAGTTTGCGTTAATAATTGTATCCAGATAAACTATAATTTCTGGAAGATGGACGGCGGCTAGGGCAAATAATGCCATAACCAATCCGTCAATGATCATTGAAGCGTTCATTTAGCCACCTCATTGTATGCTTTTTCAGTGATGGCTATTGCAACCATATCCACGTCAATAAAATGACCCTTGGTTGTTGTTGCTACGCCGTCATATTCATCCATATCAATAGCTTCTTTTTTGATTAAACTAGAGATAACACCCCTATATACTTTTGGGTCTAAATTATATTTTGTGAAAATAGTGGGATACTCTCTAGTGCCATCAATTGTCATTTCCCAAGTATCATTATGAGCAGATGTGCCATTTTCAGATTGCCAGTTGCCATCAATATCACCATACTTTTTATGGTTGTCAGCTAAAATGTTAAGAACATTCATTTCAAGATCTGTGTAAGTAGTCATTTTGTATTCTCCGTTAATGTTTATGTTATTTAAGTAATCTAACAGATTATGAGATAGGGTCAAGCACTAAATATATCATTTATATATCATAATGGCGCAAATGCGAGGAGAGTTTCAACGTCAGATATTGTAGTACGTTTAATATCCTTTGGATAACTCCGCCCTCTCTCGCTAACGACAATTGCGTGCCGAGATACTTCTATCGAGCCTTTTGTTGTGACTGCTACATCACTTCTCATCATATGGGATTTGCTGACCCATACTATCTGGTGCTACCCAGAACGTCCCTTTAGGCGCTTACCGCCTATATCTGTACCAACCCCCAATTTTGCCGAAGCTCAAAAAGTAAGTACCTTTATCTTTTTTTAAGAAAAATTTAAATGGTTTTTTCGGTGCAGTAATAAAAGATATTTCGTGACCGCCAAATGTAAATAATTTGCTTTCCATTATACTGTCTCCTCTGCTGTATGTGTTGACCAGTTACAGCCTTTATGCAATTTGCCATTTTTAAATATTCGCTTAACACAAACATAATTAACAGAATTTCTGCCAATCCAAAATTTACCTAAGTTTACTGCGTGATTTAAATCATCTGCATCAAATTCGATAATGCTATCTTTAGTATGTGCATGTAAAACAAATGATGAATAATGTGCTTTTCTTTTCAAGCGAAGTAATGCCGCCTCGTCTGAAAATATAAAATCAGCATTCTTTAGTTTTTTAATTTTCTTATGCATTCGCAGTCTCCTTTGTGTTTGCGTTTGTGTTATTTGTGTAATCTAGCAGATTGTGAGATAGGGTCAAGCACTAAATATATCATTTATATATCATTGTGCCTAACCCTAGCAGTTATTTACGCCACCTCTTTCAAAAATCTATTACCTTCATCAACCCATTGGTTGAGTGATAAATCGTGCAGGCGGTACACATAAACGCTGTGATCGTCCCACTGGTTAGGATCTGTATTGTCATAGACAAAATAAAAGTAACCCTCTCCAGCATATAATTTTAAGTGTGGGTTACCAATTTTTTTAATTATTTGATTGCGTGTCATTATGCTGTCTCCTCAACTTGCAATTCTTTAAAGCCAACAAATGCACATTCGAAAACTCTTCTGTATTCTGGAACTACCGATCCATCTTCTGCTTGATGATCAATGATGAACCTGTCAAACGCCATTGTAGATCGAAGACCTAATCCATCTTCCCTACGCTCTAATGCAGTAACATCTTTATTAAAATCACCATTTATATGCTGGCTACCATCTGCAAGAGTAATTATAGAAAACTCGCTAGACCAAGATCCCTCAATGTTATTTGTCCAACGATATGCATACTCAAGAGCATCATTAGTTGTTTCATATGCAGATATTTCTACTGGGATTTGCACTTCTGCAACTGATGTAAATTCTTCAATATTGCCAGTTTCGCGGTTACGATTTGCATGTTGTACTGTGATTTTCATTTTGTATTCTCCGTTAATGTTTGTGTTTATTCACTCAATATAACAGCTATTCAGATGCGGTCAAGCGGAAAATATATCTTTTATATATCATTATGTTGTTGACGCCATCTGAATACCTGTTATATTGAGTAAATAACATAAACACAAACGAGGAGATTTGTTATGGATACAATTAAATTAGGCTTTACAATCAAGGCTTCAAAAAAAGATCGTCAATACTTCAATAGTGAAATTGATAACTTTTAT